GGTGGGCATCTTTCTAGCAATAGCCCAACTAAGCCACAAGCAGAAGGAGCCGCAGAATAATGGCCCGATTAGTCCTAACAAACGCGTACATCACAATCAACTCAGTCAATCTGAGTGACCACATCGCTAGCGTCACACTAACCACAAATGACGACGTAGTTGAGACAACTGCTTTCGGCTCAACAGCTCGCACTCGCGTAGCAGGTCTTGGCGACAACTCAGTTGCACTCGAGTTCCACCAAGACTACGCAACAAGCAACGTGGAAGCAACGATTTATCCACTGCTTGGTAGCACCACTGCAGTAGTCATCAAGCCAAACGGTTCAACCACAGCAGCAGACAACCCATCATACAGCTTCACAGCCTTGGTTTCCGAGTGGACTCCTTTGAATGGCGCCGTCGGCGAGTTAGCAACTGCAAGCGTGACTTGGCCAATCAGCGGTGAAGTAACAAAGGCGGTTTCATAATGGCACGCATTGTTCTAACCAACGTTGCTGTCACTTTCGGCACCACAGACATTTCAAGCTACGTCACTTCGGTGACACTCGGCTCGACTTTTGACGTAGTTGAGACAACTGCTTTCGGCAATACAGCCCGCACAAGAGTGGCTGGGCTTGCGGACAACAGCGTTGCTCTAGAGTTTAATCAAGACTACGCCACTAGCGCATTAGAAGCCACAATCTACCCAACACTAGGCACAGGAGTCTCAATGACCGTGCGCCCAGTCGCTGGCAGTTCGCCCGCGTACAGCTTTACTGCATTGGTTTCCGAATGGACTCCGCTTAATGGAGCCGTCGGAGAGCTTGCAACCGCCTCGGTCACCTGGCCGATTAGCGGCGTTATAACAAAATCATAACCTAACAAGGGGGAAACAAATGGACGGCTTATCAATCAAAGTTAAAACCACAGAAGGCGTTGAGGCTTCATACAAACTGACACCTCGAGTCATCGTGGCCTTCGAACAACAGTATGGCAAAGGAATGCCAAAGTTGTTGGGCGAGGAGCAAAAAATCGAACACGTTTATTGGTTAGCTTGGAAGTCGATGCAAGCCAGCGGCGTGATAGTGAAGCCGTGGGGTCCTGAGTTCTTGGACACCATCATCACTGCAGAGCTGGACTCTGACGCGTCTTTCGAATCCACCGAGATAGCTTAACGTACACAGTCGCCGCTATCTCGGTGGAGACTGGCATATCTCCGATTGACTTGCTTGATGCCCCCGAGGGGGTACTCGAAGCAATAACTGCTTATCTGAAAGAACGGGCGAAAAAATATGGCTGAAGTCGAAAGCGACATCATTCTTATAGGAATTGAACCTACTTTGACTGCTTTAAAGGCTTTTGACAAGCAAGCAGTCAAGAACTTCAACTCGGTTATTAACTCTATTCTTTCTGACGCAGAACGTGCAGCTCGCGGCTTTGTCAAATCTGACCCGCCGATGAGCGGCTGGAAAACAACCGAGCCGCTTAGACCTAAAAAGACCACTCGCGGTGGTGCTGGCTGGCCACCATACAACCAAGGCGTGATTCAGCAAGGTATTCGCAAATCCAAGGCACAGGGCAAAGTCCGAAAAGACTACACAACCAGCGCTGGTGCACTCATCAACGAGTCCGCAGCTGGTGCAATTATCGAAGTTGCGGGTCGCAAATCAGGCGGCACAGGCAGCGGCATTCAGTTTATTCGCAATCTAACCGACGAGATTAGAAACCCATCGCGTTTGATTTGGCGGGCTGTAGATGAGCGCAAGAGGGCTGCACAAATGAAGACTCTAGCAGCACTAGACGACGCCAAAGCCATCTTACAAAAGAACTTAGACAGAGAGGCAGCATAACATGGCGGTCGGCGCGGTAATTGCTCGCATTCTTACCCAGTATTCAGACAAAGGCACCAAAGCCGCTGTCAAAGACATTTCAAGAATGGAAAAGCAGTTTGGCAAGTTCGCCAATAAAGCAGCGAAGTCTTTTGGCTTAGCAGCTCTTGCAGCTGGTGCTTTTGCTGTTAAAGTCGGTAAAGATTCTGTGCAAGCCGCTATCCGCGCAGAAGCCGAGCAAAACAGACTCAACCAAATCCTGCTTACAACAAACGGCGCCACTGCCGAGCAAGTCAAGATTCTTAATGCACAGGCCGAAGCGCTTGAAAAAGTCGGTGTTGTGTCTGCTGGCAACGTCTCTGTGGTTCAGTCACAGCTCGCCACATTCGACTTACAAGCCTCATCTATCCAAGCGCTGACTCCAGCGATTTTAGACTACGTAACTGCAGAAAAAGGCGCGACTGCGTCTGCTGACCAGTTTAAGACAATGACTAACGGCCTTGCACAAGCCCTGAACGGTCAATTCGGCGCTCTAACTAGAGCTGGCTTCGTACTTGATGACCAAACCAAGAAATTGATTTCAAACGGCACTGAAGCAGAACGTGCTGCCGCAATCGTCAAGGTGCTCAACTCTACCTATAAAGGATTTAACGAGGAACTGCGCAAGACTCCTGAAGGTGCAATCATCGCCCTCAAGAACTCATTCGAGAATGTCAAGACCACACTGGGCAAAGCAATCTTGCCAGCGTTGGTGCAGTTTGTGGATTATTTACAAAAAGACATTTTGCCAGCTTTGCAGAAGTGGGTTGAACTCAACGGGCAAAAGCTTGCTGCTGCATTCCAGCTTGCAATCAGTTACGGCATAGCATTTGGCAAGTTAATGTTCGAGATATTCTCATTCGTGGCCCGCAACACAAAAGTGTTTGTGACGCTCGGCGCCGTCATCGCAGCAGCATTCTTTGGCGCAAAAACGGCAGCTGCCGTGGCTGGGCTTATCAAGGGAGTGCAAGCAATTATCAAAGTGATGAAAGCTCTGCGCACGGTTTCACTTGCGTCAGCTGCAGCCACTGCACTAGCAACAGGCGGCATCTCTGCCGCAGCAGGTGCAGCCGCATTCGGCGCCGCACTTGTCGGCATCGGCATCGCAGCCAACAAGTTCAACAAAGACTCTGACAAAGCAGCAGATGCGATGGGCAAGTTTAAGTTCGACATGAAGGGCGTTAAAGAAGAGACTATCAAGTACAACGCGGCCCTTGACAAATCGGCGGCTGCACAAGATAACTTGAACAAAAAGAACAAGGCGCTGAAAGGCATAGACGACCCAATCACTCGCGAGGCGGTTCGTCAGAACCTACTCAAGCAAAAGAGACTTGGTATTTCTAGCCCAACCATTTCGTTGCTTGCTTCAGCTGGTCACGGCAATATTGCAAAGAACACCACTATGAACGGGGGCAACATCACAGTGAATGTCGCAGGCTCAGTGGTCTCACAAGGCGACCTCATCAACGGCATCAAGAACGGCTTGGCTACACTAATGCGTCGTCGTGCGGGTAGTCAGTTTGCGGTGCTCTAATGCCAGCAAACGCACCAACGCTCACAGTCGCATTCGGCATCAACGGTTCTTTCACAAACGTCAGTGCTGACCTCATTCTCGAGGTTGACATCAGACGCGGCCGCCAATACCAAAATGACTTTTTGGAATCTGGCACTGCGGCTATTGTCCTGAACAACCAATCAGGCGCTTTTGACCCAAGCAACACCTCAAGCCCTTGGTACAACACTCTTATCGCTGGAATGCAAGTGCGAATCACCGCCAACAGCACCGTCATTTACACTGGCTACCTCGAGGACAACGCAGTCAACCAAGGCATCTACCCAACGGTCTCATTGACTTTTGTGGACGGCTTGGCTCAGATTGCAAAAGCAATCGCACCAGCGCTTGCGACTTCTCAATTCCAAGAGACGGCGGCACTTCGTGCTGCTCGAGCTTTGGACCTTGCAGACTGGCCTGCTGGCGCTCGCAGTATCACAGGTACAACCGTGATGCAAAAGACCAAGCAGAACATGAGCTGCCTTGAAATGCTAGAACAGTGTGCCAACTGTGTTGGTGGCCGTTTCTACGTCAGCCGCACTGGAGTCGCCACCCTTGTGGATATCGCAGACAAGTTCACCCGCCCAACCAGACTTTTATTTTCCGACCAAGGCGACGCCAACAGCGTCGGCTATGACGGCATTATCACAAACCCTGGAACTGACTACGTTTATAACGAGGCCATTGTGTTCAGAGGCCCAAAGAAAGCACAAAAAACAGCGCGTTTTTCCTCTAGCGTTTCAACTTACGGGTTGAAATCCAAGAAGCTAGACGCTCCGATTTTTAGCGAAACTAGCGCTGCTAACCTCGCGCTCTACGCAGCCCGCAAAGACGCAGACGCCGTGGTTTTGGCTGAGCAGATTGACTTTACGGCTATCGGTATCGGCGCTCTTGCCACTGACATGCTCGAGACTGAACTGAATGACTTGGTTCAAGTCAAGCGTTTGACATACGATGGTCGCAATATCACAATCAACAGCGTGGTTGAAGGCCTTGCGCACTCAATCACTGCCGACAACTGGCGCGTCAGCTACTTCACCTCTGTAGTTGACCCTTATACGATTACACTCTAGGGGGAGCGATGCCACTTTGCCCGCAAATCACAATCACGCCAGTCACCGTCACTTCAACTGGCATGACTCAGACCTCTATCATTCCAATCGTGGCGGCCACAACTGAGGAAACTGACGAGCTTCAAACTGAGATTAACTCAATCGAGGCCTCTGTCAACGGCAAGAACCACATCTACCGCCAGGCAACAGCCCCCGACGGCTCTGTTTATCCTTTAACTGAGGGCGACGTTTGGTTTGACACAGACGACGGCAACAAGCAATACTACTGGACAGGCACAGCCTGGGTTTCAGTGCAAGACCTTGGAATCGCAGCGGCAGAAACGGCAGCAGCAGCAGCAGTCTCAGCAGCAGCAGCAGCTTCGGCAGCAGCAACCGCAGCACAAACAACAGCTGACGGCAAAAACCGCATTTACCGTCAAACCACAATGCCAACAACAGGGCCATTCGCAGAAGGCGACCTTTGGTTTGACACTGATGACGATAACAAGTTCTACAGATATACAAGTGGTGCATTTTCAGCTTTTACTCTTGGCGATGGCGCACTTGCGTCTCTTTCTGCTAACAAGCTGACCGCTGGCACGATTGATGCTTCTGTTATCACGGTTTCAAACATTAATGCTGGCAACATCTCGACTGGTTCACTTGCTGCAGACCGCATCGCAGCCAACAGCATCACAGGAGCCAAGCTTGCAGTAGGCACAATCGAGGCAGTTTCAATCGCTGCAGGCACCATTACAGGCGGCAAAATCGCGGCTGGCACAATCACTGCCAGCAACATCGCCACTGCCACAATCACTGCCACGCAAATTGCAGGTGGCACAATTACTGCACTTGAAATTGCTTCAAACACAATTACAGCATTTGAAATCCAAGCTGGTTCAATCACCGTGGACCGCTTGAGTGCGGGCACGCTGACCGCTTTCACACTTCGCACTTCATCGGGTGCCCGCCGAGTTACAGTCTCGGCTTCTACTAACTCGATCTCATTCACAGAATCCAGCACAACCGTTGGTCACGTTGGCCCAGCTGCTACCGACGGCGTTGTTATTCACTACGGTTCAACTTTTAATCCAAACGTTACGACTTACCCGCTGGCTTATGTTGCTTCTAATGCGGTTATAATTGCGCAAGCAAATAACAAGTACGTAGAAGTAAGTTCCACGGGTGTAATCATGAACGGCAACGTTTATACCTTGGACGCTTTTTACAATCAAGACCCATCAACCAGCGCAAACGCCGCCAATACCCGCATGGACACTGACGGTCGCACAAGACGCAGCACCGCTTCCAGCGCTCGCTTCAAAGAGGAGATTGCAAACATTTCGACTGTTGCAGACCTTGACCCAAGCAAGCTGCTCAGCATTCCAATCCGCGCATTCAAGTTCAAATCCGACTACCTCGACCCAACCGACAACAGGGCAGGCATGGTAGTGCCAGGGTTAATCGCTGAAGAAGTCGCAGAACACTACCCAATCGCCGCCGACCGCGGCAACGACGGGGTGGTCGAGAACTGGAACGAACGTTTCGTCATTCCTGGCATGTTGGCTTTGATTCAAGACCTGCACGGCAGAGTCGCCACACTCGAAGGGAAGCCATGAAGGAGTACATAGTCGGATTCAATAACGACGGCATCTTGGTCACAGAGCAGGTCTCGGCCACTGACCCTGACCAAGCGAAAGCAGAGGCACAGCCACTGCACCCAGATTTGCCAATCATATTCGTCAAATGGCTCAAACAAGGGGGCACCAATGGATAACAACACACAGCTCGACATCAACGTGGTGGTTGCAGCACTAAGAGAACAAATCGGTCTCTTGGCGCTTGACAAAGCAATGCTAACCGCTAGATTGACAGAGCTAGAAACAAAACTCAAGGAGAGAGATGACCGTGAATGACTGGGCCGCATTAATACTGGCGGTTATATCGATACTGGGCTCGTTTGTGGTCGCAGTCCGTTGGTTGGTAAAGCACTTTTTAAATGAATTGAAGCCAAACGGTGGTCACAGTGTCAAAGACCAGGTCGGCAGATTAGAAAAGCGAGTCGATGAGATATATACGATTCTTATTAATAACAAGCCTGGTCCTTCCGCTTAGTTCTTGCGGGTATCAAGGTTGGGTGCGCTATCCGTGCCAAGAGTATGAAAATTGGGAAAACCCCGAATGCAATCCACCCCAATGCACGGCGCTTGGGCAGTGCACTGACGACTTATTGCCAGGAGTAAGAGAATGAAACGACGCTACACAGGAGACGAGTTGCACGCTCGCTTGATTGTTTCAATCGGCATCATTCTAGCGGTTGTGTTCGCTGGGGCTGTCTTTAGCTTGCTTTACGCATTTTTGTTTATTACACAGCCAATGAATCAAGCACCAAACGACGCAGCGGCCATCGATTTAGTCTCAACCCTGTGTGTGTTCTTGACTGGCACACTCGCGGGGATTGTCAGTGCTAACGGCATCAAATCAAAGACAAAAGAAAAGGACATGGAATGAAACAAACCAAGAAGCTCGTAATCCGCTTGGCAGCGGTCTTTTACATCTCAGCACTCGGCACAATCGGTGCGGGCTCACTTTTCGGAGTGTCAGCGGCAACTGCGGCTGGAATCGCAGGTCTTTTGGCAGTTGCCAAGGTAGGCGAAACACTGGCCAAGGCTTACATCGCTGACGGCAAGCTAAGTCAAGACGAGATTGACACTGCTTTCAACGAGACAAAGGGCAAAAAGTGAAGAGCCTGACCGAGATTGCAGACGGGTACGTCGGCTACACAGAGACTGGCAACAACAACACGACATTTGGCAAGTGGTTTGGACTTAACAACCAACCATGGTGCGCGATGGCTGCCTCTAAGATTTACCACGAAGCTGGCATGATTGCCGCGGTCGCTCCAAAGAACAAGCCAAAAGGTTTTGCTTCTTGCGACGAGTGGCTCAAGTACCTATCTAAAAACGGTCAGCTGGTCCCAATCGGGCAAGCAGAGCGCGGAGACCTAGTCTTTTTCCAGTTCGACGATGACGCTCAGCCCGACCACGTCGGCATTGTCCGCTGGCACAACAAGACCCTGAAATACCTGAACGTTTGGGAAGGCAACACCAGCAGCGGCAAGGCTGGCAGCCAATCTAACGGCGACGGCTTCTACATCAAGAAACGCGCCTATTCTCTAATCATGGCAGTCGCACGACCTCTAGCCTAATAATTTAACACCGACCCCCACCACTGGCACCCCCAGCGGTGGGGGTCTTTCGCTATGTCTGCGTGTCGTATTGACAGCGTAATTACGGGTGTGGTTTACTTGTCCTACAAGCTCAGGAAGGGGCTAAAATGACAAGCAACGACTACTACACAAAGTACTACGGAGATCTCGT